GGTCTATACCCGCAAGTCCACCGATGAGGGTCTGGACATGGAGTACAACAGCCTGGAGGCGCAGCGGGATGCTGGGCTTGCCTACGTTGCCAGTCAACGTCATGAAGGCTGGATCGCTTTGCAGGACGGCTATGACGATGGTGGTTTTTCCGGTGGCAACATCGAGCGACCAGGTCTCAGGCGGCTGATGGCTGATATTGAAGCCGGCAAGATCGATATCGTGGTCGTCTACAAAATCGATCGTCTGACACGCAACCTGACGGATTTCGCCAAGCTGGTCGAAGTCTTCGACCGACATGGCGTCTCGTTTGTCTCCGTCACCCAGCAATTCAATACGGCAACTTCCATGGGCCGCCTGATGCTCAACGTGATGCTGTCGTTTGCCCAATTCGAACGGGAAGTCACCGGCGAGCGCATCCGCGACAAGATTGCAGCCAGCAAGGCCAAAGGCATGTGGATGGGTGGTACGCCGCCACTCGGGTACGACGTCGTTGACCGAAAACTTGTGGTGAACGAGCCGGAAGCAGATTTGGTGCGGTCCATCTTCCGACGCTATGGTGAGCATGGCTCGGCCGCAGAGATCGTGCGTGAATTGGAAATCGAGGGGCGGACCACCAAGGCATGGCAAACACAGAATGGTCAATTCCGCGAAGGCCGGCCCATCGATCAGCAGTACCTTTTCAAATTGCTGCGCAACCGGATCTACCTCGGAGAGGTCCAGCACAAAGAAAAAAGTTTCCCTGGCCAGCACGAAGCCATCATTGATCAGGACACATGGGACCTTGTCCATGCGTTTATTGAGCGTCGCAAACAGGGCCCACGCAAGTCGATCACTCAGCACTCCGCTCTGCTCACGGGTTTGCTCTACGCACCCGATGGTCAGCTGATGATCCACAGTTTCACGCGCAAGAAGAGCGGACGCTTGTATCGGTACTACGTGCCGTATCTCCATAAACGCCGAAATGCCGGTGCAACACTCGCACCAGGCCTCATCGAAATGGGGCCATTGCCTGCAGCCGAGATTGAGACGGCGGTGCTGGAGCAGATCCACAAGGCGTTGTGTGCGCCAGAGTTGATGCTGGCAACATGGCGTTCCTGTCAAAAGCATCCCAAGGGTGCCAAACTCGAGGAAGCACAAGTGTTGGTGGCCATGCGGCGCATCGGCGCCGTGTGGGACCAACTGTTCCCGAAGGAGCAGCAGCGGATCACGCAGCTGCTGATCGAGCGGGTCCAACTGCACGAGCGTGGCCTGGACATTCTGTGGCGCGAGGATGGCTGGCTGGGTTTCAGTGACGACATTTACAACCACCCGCTGATTGAGGAAACCAGGGGTGCAGCCGAGGAGGTGTACGCATGAAAAACACCGATACCCCTGTCACCCGCCCGGAGAACAGTCGGCAGCGCAACGTGCGCATAGAGATTGGCCAGGACACTCGCAACTACATCACTGGACAGCAGCGCGTGACGATGGTGCCGCTGACGATCCGGCGCAAGCGAAACCACAAGGTGATGACGCCGCCCCCTGGTGAGCATTCGGCCCTTGGTTCTGGTGGCGAGGACATTTCCATGATCCGCGCCTTGGGCAAAGCGTTCTACTGGCAGAAGCTGCTTGATCGAGGCGAATTCGCCACCATCCGAGATCTGTCCCGATCAATGAAATTGGAGCAGGGCTGGGTCGCCGAAGTGCTGCGCATGACCATGCTGGCGCCGGACATCATCGAAGCCGTCCTCGACGGAAAACAACCTCGGCATCTCAATTTGCAGACGCTGCGAGGCCGGCACGAGCCGTTGCCAAGGGACTGGCAGGAGCAGCGCAGGTTGTTCGGGTGTTCAGATTGAAGGGCGTGGGTGGATTAAGCACCAAACCAGTTGAATGCAAACAGCCAGAAAGCGTCTATCGTAGTCATGTTCTCAAAGCGGATTTCTGATGGACGATAAACCGCACCCAATAGCGATAGGCATTTTTCAGTGTTGAAGCTATAGTTCTGGTAACAGCCCGGCTCGCGCACTTGGTCAGGCGTGCGCTTGGGCCGCAGGGGAGAGTTTATGCACAGTTTTTTACAGCTGCATTTTTGTCAAAATTTCGCTCGCAAAGCAAGGACACTAGCGGCTTCTGGAAGCATTAGATGATCATGATATCGAGTGATATTTTCTTAGTTCATTAAATTATGTTTTACTTATATTTCCGGCGAGGTAGTCACTTTTGAGGCCGCTTGGATTCTTTAAGGCAGATAGGTTGATGGGCCTCCTTAACTGGGTAGGTACACCGCTCGCTTTGCTGTACATAGTCTGTATGTTTGCGGCGCCTTGGTTTCAAGGGGATTGGCGTTATGTTCAAACCGTATGGGATCGTTGGCAGAGTTTAAACGTCGGGATGTTGGCGTTTGTTTCGAGTCTGGTCGCATTCAACATTGCCAAATTTAATGCAGAAAAGCAGCGTGAGCGAGATTTCGCAGCCGCAAAGGCGTTCCTCCCTGCTGCTCTCAGCGAACTCATTACATACTTCAAAGAATCAGCTGTAGTATTCCAACTCGGATGGGAGGCGCAATCGGGCGTCAGACCAGACTTTGTCATTCCCAAATTGCCGCAGGGCTACAAGGATATTTTTGCCAGGTGTATTCAGAATGCCGATTCGGAGGTGGGCGACTATTTAGCTCGCGTACTTATTCGGATGCAAATTCACGATGCGCGCCTTCGTACCTACATCGGCGAAGAAAATGGAGGGCAACTGTTCACGCCTCAAAAGCATAATTTGATAACCTACTTTTACAGGCTCGCCGAGCTGCAGGCGTTAGTCAGCAAGGTTTTCAACTTCGCAAGAGGTTTGGAGTCATTCGAAGCGAATGATCTCGTCTGGGAAGACTTTCGTAACGCATTTGGCAATCTAAATGTTTGGGCTGACGAAATAAAATTGGAAAACGTCGGCAGTTTGGTCGAGTTTACTCAGAGAGCAATTATGAGAAATGCTAGTCAAGACTTATAGCCAGGCACTGCAGCCAACGTTGCAACCATTGCTCTGCTCCTTTTGCGCCGCGCCTGAGATCTCTCTATAAATGTGACAGATGATGAACCAGAATCACACACCGTCCGATGGCATTCCTGAGGAGGGCAATATCGCAAAAGCAGCACGAGGCGCTTTGCAAGCAGCTAGCGGTGCAGTGCCAGTTGTTGGCGGCATCTTGTCTGCTCTCGCTGGGGCATGGTCGGAGCGAGAGCAGGCAAAGGTGAATCGCTTCTTCGAGCAGTGGGTGCGAATGCTTGAAGACGAGATTCGGGAGAAGGAAGCCACTGTCATTGAGATCATGTCCCGCCTTGATCTGCAAGACGATCAGATTGCTGCTCGGGTAGAAAGCAAGGAGTTTCAGTCACTGGTGAAGAAGACTTTCCGTGACTGGGCGGGAGTTGAGAGCGAGCAGAAACGTGTACTCATACGAAACACCCTGAGCAACGCTGCGGCGTCGACGATCTCTAGTGATGATGTCGTTCGTATGTTCATCGACTGGATCAGTCAATACTCAGAGTTGCACTTCCAAGTCATTGGAGCCGTCTACAACGCTGGCGGGATCACACGGGGCGCCATCTGGCGCAAGATTGGTAAAGGTCGAGTTCGAGAGGATTCCGCTGATGCCGACTTGTACAAGTTACTGTTCCGGGATCTCAGCACAGGCGGCGTCATCAGGCAGCACCGAGATACCGACTACTACGGCAATTTCATATCCAAGCCGGTGACGAAGCGTTCCAGTGGCTCAGGTGGGGCGCGGACGATGACCTCTGCCTTCGACGATGAAGACAAATACGAACTCACCGAACTTGGTCAGCAGTTCGTTCACTACGCGATGACCGAACTCACGCCCCGCATCGCGTACACCTACAAACCGGAGTGAGGTGGTAGCTACACCGTCTAACCCAAAAGTCGAGAGGGACCTCCATCAGCTGCGCATGAGGTTCCCCTATCTCGCAGCGACTGACCATCATCTTGAATCTACGTTTAATGACTGCTTTCTTGCTCTCACCTTTTGCCGTGAGTCAGACTGAAGCATTGACCTGACAGATCTTGCGTACCTCAAAAATAACATCTGCGCACCATTAACCTCAGACGGCGAGCCAAGTGCTCGCCGTTTTGCATTCTGGGCCCCATTGGCGAACTGGAAGTTTCCGCTCAGTTCGCCAATCGCTCCCTCGTAAGTTCGCCACTCGAAATCTCCAATGACACCTGTTCCTCAACAGCCTCAAAGGAGAGTCTCATGGCCGCTACGGCAAGCCCCCAAACCCGGTCGTCCTACCCGGCGATCAACACCCTGGCACCTGGCGATCGCCGGGTCCTGAACGAAAACGAGCTGGCACAGCGCTGGGGTGTCAGCCCCAAGACGCTGCAGCGCTGGCGCAGCGAGGGCCGTGGCCCTCGATACCTCAAGCTCTCCAAGCGGGTCAGCTATCCGCTGGAAGCCATCCTCGACTTCGAGTACAGCGCGTTGCATGAGTCGACCGCTGAACGCGTGATGGCATGAGGGAGGTGGTCATGAACGATTTGTCCATCTTCCCAGCCGACATCGCCGAGATGTCGACCGCCCAACTGGCCAGCTTGCCGACCCAGCAACTCTACGAGGTCGACACCAATCTGGATCAGGCCATTGCCTGGCTCAAGAGCGCACGCACCAAGGTGGACGCCGCCCTGGATCAGCGTTTCGGTGCCCAGGGGCTTGAAGCCCTGCGCGATACCGGACGCGATTTCGGCACAGCCCACCTCAAGGCCGACGGCTTGCACGTGAAGTTCGAGCTACCCAAAAAAGTGTCTTGGGACCAGAAAAAGCTCAAGGCCATTGCCGAGCGCATCGTCGCATCCGGCGAAGCCGTCGAGAGCTACCTCGACGTGAAGCTGGCGGTGCCCGAGTCCCGCTATACCAACTGGCCACCGGCGCTGCAGCAGCAGTTTGCCGATGCCCGCACGGTCGAGGCAGGCAAGGCTACCTTTGAGCTCAGCCGTGACGAGGGAGGCGTGTGATGGCACTCCCAATCATCTCCGCATCCCAGCGCTTGGCAGAAAAGCAAGGCGTCAAGCTGGTGCTGCTGGGCAAGTCCGGCATCGGCAAAACCACCCAGCTCAAGACCCTGCCTGAAGACCGCACGCTGTTCGTCGATCTGGAGGCCGGCGATCTCGCGGTCAAGGACTGGCATGGTGACTGCGTGCGTCCCGCCACCTGGCCCGAGTTCCGCGATCTGGTGGTCTTTCTGGCCGGCCCCAACCCGGCGTTGCCGCCAGACGCGCCGTATTCCAAGGCCCACTTCGACCATGTGTGCGAGCGCTATGGTGACCCGGCCCAACTGGCCAAGTACGACACCTACTTTGTCGACAGCATCACGGTACTGGCTCGCCTGGCACTGATCTGGGCCAAGGTCCAGCCACAAGCGCTGTCCGAGCGCACGGGTAAGCCCGACACCCGCGGGGCCTACGGTCTCCTGGGCCAGGAAATGCTTACTGCGCTGACCCACCTGCAGCACGCCCGTGGCAAGCACGTCGTGTTCGTCGCCATCCTCGACGAGAAGCTCGATGACTTCAACCGCAAGGTGTTCGTGCCGCAGATCGAAGGCTCCAAGACCGCCGCCGAACTGCCTGGCATCGTCGACGAGGTGGTGACGCTGGCCGAGATCAAGGCTGAGGATGGCAGCAGCTACCGCGCCTTCATCACCCAAACGCTCAACCCCTACGGCTACCCCGCCAAGGACCGCTCCGGCCAGCTCGATCTGCAGGAGCCGCCCAACCTGCGTGCGCTCATCGACAAGTGCGCCGCCGCCACCCGTCCATCCCATCCGGTTTTCACATCCCAAACACCCAAGGAGTAATTCATGTCCGCCTGGAACGATTTCAACGACGCTGAACAGCAGCAATCCTTCGACCTCATCCCCAAAGGCACCGTGGCCAAGGTCCGCATGACCGTCAAGCCCGGCGGCTATGACGACCCGAGCCAAGGCTGGGTCAGCGGTTACGCCACCCAGAGCTTTGAAACCGGCAGCATCTTCTTGGCCTGCGAGTTCGTGGTGCTCGAAGGTGAATTTGCCAAACGCAAGCTCTGGTCCAACATCGGCCTGCAAAGCCCCAAAGGCCCGACCTGGGGCAACATGGGTCGCACCTTTGTGCGCGCCGCCCTGAACTCGGCCCGCAACATTCGCCCCGACGACAACACCCCTCAGGCTGCCGCCGCCCGCCGCATCCAGGGCTTTCATGAACTCGATGGCCTGGAGTTCATCGCCCGCATCGATATCGAAAAAGATGGGCGCGGCGAATCGAAGAACGTCGTCAAGATGGCCGTCGAACCGGGCGAGCCCGAGTACGCGGCCCTGATGGCTGGCGCAGGGTTCATCCCCAACCGCACGGCAGGTACCCCGACCGCAGTCCTACCCGCACATCCAGCCACGGTCCCAACCGCAGTCCCGCCCGCAGCGGCGCAATCACCAGCACAGCGCCCCGCAGTGTCCGGCAAGCCGGCCTGGGCGCAGTGAGGGGGGTGAATGAAATGCTGGGTCTGTTCCCGACAGGCCCGGGGGTATGGCCATACCGACAACCGGCATGGCATCGGCAACCCTCGGCGCTACCCCATCGATTGGGTGTTTTGTTCCCGTCGCTGCCAGGACGCGTTCCATCGCATGTACGGCCACTGGGCGGATGCCCAGAAGTTCGGCAAGGAGGTCGAGATGATCGACGCCTCTGACATCGAACGCGCCGCCATGCGCCAGTGCCTCAAGTCCTTCGGTGAGGCTGCTGGCGAGATTGGCTTTGCCAAACCCCTGGGCGACTACTCGGAGGCCGAAGCGCTGCAGGTGATCGACGCCATCGTCATTGGCTACACGGATGCCATGGCCGCGCACCACGAAGCCAGCAAGTACCCACCGGTGCGCGGCATGACACCCGCCTCGGATCCACTGGCCCACCCGTTCGCCGACATGGAGGACGACTTGCCTTGGGAAGAACCGAAGGGAGGGAAGCCATGATGGACTTCAACTCTTTGGCCAGCGTCTCAGGCCAGTTTGCCGAGCTGATTGACGCCGGCATGCAGCGTAGCCGGGAGGCCCAACCAGGTCGTGACTACCTCGGTGCGTCGCGCCTGGGCGTGGCCTGCGAGCGGGCGCTCCAGTACGAGTTCGCCAAGGCCCCCATCGACAGTGGCCGTCGCCTGGAGGGGCGCATGTTGCGCATCTTCGAGCGTGGCCATGTGATGGAGGATTGCATGGTTGCCTGGCTGCGCGAGGCCGGGTTTGACCTGCGCACCCGCAAGGCAGACGGAAACCAGTTTGGCTTCTCGGCTGCCGATGGGCGCCTCAAGGGCCACGTCGATGGCGTAATCGTTGGTGGCCCCGAGGGCTTCGCCTACCCCGCCCTGTGGGAATGCAAGTGTCTGGGCAACAAATCCTGGCGAGACCTCGACAAACACAAGCTGGCCGTTTCCAAGCCGGTCTACGCGGCGCAAGTCGCCGTCTACCAAGCCTATCTCGAACTGCACGAGCACCCGGCCATCTTCACGGCGCTCAACGCCGACACCATGGAGATCTACACCGAGCTCGTGCCCTTTGATCCTGCGCTGGCGCAGCGCATGTCGGACCGGGCCGTCAAGGTCATCACCGCCACCGAGGCAGGTGAGTTGCTGCCACGCAGCTTCAACGACCCGACCCACTTCGAATGCCGCATGTGCGCCTGGCAGGACCGTTGCTGGAGGAACCCCACATGAACACCCCATCCATGAACGACGTCCTGGGTGAACGTCTTATCGATTCCAGAGAGGCGGCTCACCGCCTGAATATTCCGACCTACCTGCTGACCCACCCGAAGGAGCGCGAGCGCCTGCTGGTGCCGCACTACCGGGTGGGCAAGCTGGTGCGATTCAAGCTCGAGGAGCTGATCACCTGGCTGGAGCGGCAAGGAGGCGCAACGCATGCTTGACTTCAATGACGCCCCAGCTGCATTGCCATCCGATCCTGACGCCACACGTGAGTCGATCCGTGCCGATCTGGTCGCCCGTTTGGACGCCCTCCTGGCCACGCTGTTTCCCGCCGGCAAAAAGCGCAGGGGCAAATTCCTCATCGGCGATGTGCTGGGCAGCCCCGGCGACAGTCTGGAGGTCGTTCTCGATGGCGAGAAGGCCGGGCTGTGGACCGACCGCGCAACTGGTGATGGTGGCGACATCTTCGATCTGATTGCCGCTCATCTTGGCGCCGATGCGCACACCGATTTCCCCCGGGTGATGCAACACGCGGCTGACCTGCTCGGTCAAGCATCTGCGACCCCGTCCCGCAAGGCCAAGAAGAAAGAGGCTCCGGTCGACGAGCTGGGTCCGGCCACCGCCAAGTGGGATTACCTCGATGCAGCAGGCCAACTGATCGCCATCGTCTACCGCTACGACCCGCCTGGGGGCAAGAAGGAGTTTCGGCCCTGGGATGTCCGGCGCCGGAAGATGGCACCACCGGACCCCAGGCCGCTGTACAACCAGCCCGGGATGAAGGACGCAGCCCAAGTCATCCTCGTGGAGGGCGAGAAATGTGCACAGGCGCTCATCAACGCTGGCGTCACTGCCACGACAGCCATGCACGGTGCCAATGCTCCGGTCGACAAGACCGACTGGTCGCCGCTGTCTGGCAAGGCCGTGCTGATCTGGCCGGACCGCGATAAGCCGGGTTGGGAGTACGCCGCGCAAGC